CTGAGTAATTCCACCCTTTATTGCATACGGGGTAGTTTGAAGTGCAAGTTGTGCAAAAGGGCTATCTGGCGCAACTGTTTGTGCAGCTAAACCTGTAGTACCAGCAACACCAAATTCACCAGCTATTCCAAGAGGGGTACGACTAAATAAGCCCGGTACACCTACAGCAGTAGTCAGTGCTGCTGGCGCACCAGATTGACCAAACTCATACGCACCTCTGTATCCTTGTATAGATTGAAGATTAATTCCAGTTAGGTTTTTAATTGCTTGTGATATGCCTGTGCCTGAAAAAGCATTTGGGTCTTTGCTTTGCTTCAGGTAATCATACAAAGTGCCATAACCACCAACAATGTCAATAATGCCTTTTGCAGACCCTTTTAGGGTGGATTCAACAAACTTTTTAAACTCATTGTATGAAGTTCCTGCTGGCTCTAAAACACTTTCGGTAGATGTTGTCTCTCCACGTTTTTGAAGTTCGGCTTGAATTTCATCTAATCTTGACATGATTATTCCTTTTACTTTTTATTTCTCAATATTTCTGCTTGTTCGTCCAATAATTCTTGTTTTGTCATGTTTTTAGTTGATTTACGTTCACCACTTGATACATTAAAAATTGGAATTTTTGGTAAAAATCCTTTTAAAGATTTGTTATCACGAGCATAATCTTCAAGTCTTGTTGTTTCGGTAATAATATCTCTATTCTTTTTAACCATAAACTCAATAAGTTGTTTTCGAGCCAACGCATTTGTTTCCAACTGCGGGACAAGGCCAAGAATAAATTTTCGGTCATCGTTTGAAAATCCAGAACCAAGTCTGCCACCTAAAGTTGCAAGAACCAAATCACCAGATGTCTTTTGATAATTTTGTGATGCGGCAAGAGTTCCTTGATCTTTTTCGCTAATCAATCCAATTGTTGCCAAAATATTAGAAGCACCAACACGACCAGTAGCAAATGAACCACTTATTAGTCCTTGTTCATCTAACTTGTTTAGTCTTTCTAAAGTTCCTAATGCAGAGATTGCGTTATTTCTCAAGCCCATTGCATCTTCAACTTGTTTAGCATCTAACTTTCCAAGTTGTTCGGAAAACGCTGTTTCCCCTTTTTGTGATGCTGTGGCAGAAACGTTTGACGTTGTTTGGTCAACATCTCCTTCAAATAAAACACGAATTTGTTTAGTTGGGTCTGTTGGACTTCTTCCTAATACAAATTGTTGATCGGTTTCTTTATCAAAGTAAACAGCTTTTCCACTTGCCTTTGCAACTCCAATTTTTGTAACATTTTGCTTATCTGGCTCAAGTGATTGAATTTGATCTTTAAGTCTTTGTATAGCTTCTTGATTTGGTTGAGGTTGTTTCTCTAAAACACGCAAATCTGCTTTTAACCCTGATACTGCATTACTTGTAATTTGTTTGTCAGATAACTTATCAGTGCCTTGTTGAAGATATGTTTTATAAGCATTGTTATATTCTATTGAACCTTCAGGGCCAAATTTTAAAGCATAAGCATCAGCTTCTTGAACCTTGGCGGTTATTCCTTGTCTTACTGCGCCACTTGCTTGTTTAATTGTTAACTTATTTTTGAGCGCAGTTTGATAAATATTCATTGACAATTCAGGTGCAAGTCCTGCATATTTTTTAGCAATTCTTATGTTTTGATCAGGGTCACTAGGGTCTAATTCACTCAAGATTCTTGATTGCAAACCAATCATCTGCAACTGTGGGTCTTTACCACCCAAAGCACTGCCAATAGCACCACCCAACTGTTGACCACCCATATACAGGCTGTATTGCGCTCGTGCCATTGGACTAAGTGACGCAAATTGCATTGCTTGTGCTTGCATTGCTTCATTTTGCTTTTGTTGGTACAAAGCACGTTGCATGGCTTCTACTTCAGGAAACATTCCTAAGACACTTGTTGTTGCGGCTAATGCTGGTTGACCAGAGGTGAAATATTCACGAGGGTCTTGAGTTGTCATTTCGTTATTTCGCAAATCACTAGGCATAAAAGCAGACAAATCCATAGTGCTTGGCGCAAATAATTGTACTGGCTGAAAATCATCAGCCGGAGAAACAACAGTATTTAATGCGTCTCTATATGGAACTTCAACTGTTGATAAAGCCTCTGCTGTTGGAACAGTTTGTCCTGACCCAACCTCAGTTCGACTCAATGGAGATAAACCCAATAGTTGATCTAATTCCTGTTTACTCATCCCGCCACTAAAAAGATTGCGAGAGCCAGTACCAATACCATAATCATCAAATAATTGATCAGCCATGATTTATTCCTTATAAATATCCATAACCCAATGCTTCTAAATCTGCGCCACTCATTGGATTTAATGGCCTTGTAGAAGTTGGAACTGCACCAGCAATATTTCTGTTCAGAGTATAGTTTTGATAGGCATTTGAAACACCTTGACCAAATTGCTGATTATTAGCAAGACCACTTAGAGCAGAAGCAAATGGGTTGTATTCGTTGGCTTGTCGTTGACTTGCAGCAGCACCCATTCCACCTTCAAGCAATGATCTACCAACATTAGCACCAGCTTGTGCAGATCGACCACCTAAAGCAGAACCAATCTCCAAAGGCTGTTGTCCAAGTTGCTCAAGAGTAGAACCAGCACCCAAATACGTTGTAAACGGGTTCAATGCACCGACTTGACCAGCTTGATACTGACCCATCAACTGAGAACCACTACCAAGCAGTCCAGCACCAAACGCAACATTTCGTTGTCCCTCAGATTGAGCATTAGCCGCCAACTGAGCATCTTGTTGAGCCATAGCGTTGTAGTACGCTTCCATCTCAGGAGAGGCAGCACCAAAGCCAGCCGCACCGCTAGGACGCATACCTGTAGCACCAACAGACAAACCACCACGACCTTGCTGATACAACTGATTCTGCAATTGAGCCATTGATCGTTCACGGCTAGGTGCAAGCAAGTCCTGTTGCTGTTGCATATATTGAGCCGCAACCTGTTGAGGAGTCTGCTGTAGATACTGCTGACCTAAGCCAAACAGTCCTTGTGCGCTTTGCTGAAGTGGAGCGTACTGTTGCTGCGCCATCTCAGCCTGAGTCAATGCACCGCCTGTAAGAGCCTGTAGACGGTCTTGGTAAGCCCTTAACTCAGGACTGACATCGTAACCAGCCCCAATTACATTACCTTGTGCATCAGTCTGAAAGTTAGATGTACCGTAACGGGTAGTGATGCCAACAGGACGAAACCTTGCTGCATCTGCTGCAATTTGTGCTGCCCGTACTTGAGCATCGGCTGAAGTACGAGCCGCATTTGCTGCGGAGTTCCCCTGCATTGCGCCACCTAAGAGTGAAATCCCCCCGCTTATTAATGCTGATGTAAATGGCATATTAATCTCCCTTAATCAAAATTTCATCTACCTTAGACGGGTCTTTCTCGTCAGTAGCATGAATACAAAACCAAACACAATCTGTTATTGCCTTAACGCCGTGCGTCAAGCCAGCCTTAATTTCAATACAAGCAGGAGCTTCAACAATCTCAAGTTCCTCACCTTTCAACACCACCACCTTATCGACAAATGGCTGAAGTTATGGGTATGTTTTAAAACAGACATTCCTGCCTGAAAGAACGATTCTTTGGCATAGATTCCATCGCTAAAATGATGAATGATTTCAGGTTGATTCATTTTATTATTTTTTACTCAAAAAGGATGTTTATATTTCCAAGGTCAAAAGTGTCTGTGCCATTAGCGGTAGTAATTCGGACTCTGTCAAAAACTCCTGATAAACCAATTTGACCACCACCCAATAAGGTATACCCATCATCTCTGCCAAATGTATGAGATGACACCCAGTTATTTCCTGAGATGTTTGTGATAACCACATTGCCAGAATAAAACTGAGGGGCAGCACCACCAACACCAACTACTAATCCTGCTGAATTAGCAACCATAGACCCAAGTGCATTACCAATAATTACACAAGAACCTGTATACCCAGAAGTGGTAAAAGAACCTGATCCAAGTTGAATTTGGATATTGGATGCGCTTGATGTACTTACACCTTGAAAAATCACAGTAATACGCTTAACCCATGATGGGATACTTGTGAAGTCAATGCTTGTACCACTGGTAGATGCAACCGCAGTGCCATAGGTAAGAACACCTACTCCTGTTGGAGTCCCGCCTATTACTGGACTTGTTAAAGTTTTATTAGTAAAAGTCTCTGTTCCTGCAAGCGTAGCCAAAGTACCAGTTGTAGGCAAGGTGATGTTTGTTGTTCCTGTCAAAGTTCGAGTGTAAGCAAAGTTACCAGAACCTGTAACAGTCATTGCCGCATTATTAGCAACTCCTGTACCCCCCTGATCTGCCCCTAAAGTACCTGTAGATACCAAACCTTTAGATGCGTCTGTAAAAACAGGCTTAGAGGCCGTCAAGCTAGATAAAATTGGTTGGGCAGTTAATGTCGCTACACCTGTTAATGTTGATGTACTAGTAACAGCCAATGTAGGAATTGTCACCGTACCCGTAAAGGTGGGAGATGCAGAATCTGCTTTTGTAGCAACAGCAGTTTGAATGTTATTGAACTCTGTATCGATCTCAGTACCTTTGACAATCTTTAAAGGATTGCCAGAAGTCAAAGCATCTTTGGTTGCAAAGTTGGTTGCTTTTGTGTAATTCGTCATATCTGTCCTTAACTTAATCTACCTTGTTTAGATTGAATCTCAATCTTCTGAAATGACAATGCTGTTCCATTAATGTCAGATTCATACCCTGATTGCACAACCTTACCAGAACCTGATGCAGAAACTGTCAATGTCTGCAAAGCAATGCCATCAGCATACTGAGCAATGACGGTAGCGTTTGCACCATACTCTGCAACACCATAAAAACTCTCGCCTTGAGTTGGAATGGTCACACTTTCAGATAAGTAGTTGGTCTTAAAGTCAAAACCCCACTTAAATGTTACGGTTTGATTGCTTCCACCAATCACAACAGTAGACAACTTCTTTAAAATAGAAGTGACATTCTGATTGCCAAGGTCAGCATGGTTTGTGTAGTACAGCATCCTGTAATCAGCATCATGGTCTTGGAAAGTACCGTACTTGCCTACATAACCATTCTTACCAACCAACAAATCACCGTTTCTGCGAGACAACAATGATGTTGGTTCTATAGAGTCCCAAGTTGTAGCCCTTGCAGCACCATCAGGTAAATAGGCTTTGGTGTCAAAACAGAACACTGACTTTGTACTTGGTGTAGTCAACAAATAAAAGGCTTCACGCTCAGAATAGACGGACTTGATATTAGCTAATGTCTCACCAGCTACAGTCTGCATCAAATCATTGCGGATGTTCTTAGACAAGTCTCTCTCAGGAGATGACTTCTCTTGAATTGTTCTCATCAAAGAACGAACACCAGAATTAGACAAGAACAGAACATCAGTGCTGGTTGTCTGAATGCTATCCCTAGCGATACAACCAATGCCCTCAACAGTGTCACTCAATTGCATTGAAGCTGGTGTAGTTGCATTTTGATAAATCAGAATCTGACGCTTACCAAAGATAAACAGAAAGCCATTGTGTGCAGCAAGTCCTGTAATCTCATCAGCACCATTGACCCATACACGGTCTACATTCAAAGAACCTGATGTACCCGTTGACCAAACATGACCAGCAATCAAGTCAGAGAAAAAGACTGTTGCGTTATTGGCTGTGGTGTTTGCCGCCCACAATCTACCAAAGGCAGAGATTACAATGTTGGCATCAGGCACAGTGCCTACATAACCTGTCTTCTCAGACACTCTACGAAATGTTGTGGTGCTTACAGCAGGGTCATAGATCAGTGGGTTAAACCCTGACTGAAAGAAGTAAGTGATGTTGTTCAAAGACGCTGTTTGCCAATTGCTTGCGGTAATGGTTGGTGCTGTACCACCACCCCCATAGGTCAACTCCACAATAGCATTAGAGCCATCAAGTTTAAACAGTTTGTTGTTACCAGCGAACAAAACAGTCAAAGTGCCATCTGCCTGAACCAACTCATTCATTACAGTAACATCGTTTGCACCCAAGTTGCCAGTAGATGAGTTAAGCCTAGAAAAACCTTTGCGTGAACCAATCCGACCATACTGGTCAATGATGCAGTTTGTCGCAACCAAAGCAAAGCCAGCATTCAAATCAAGAGGCGAGTCTTGAGTGTTCAACCCATAAAAGCCAGGGGCTGAAATGCTTGCAATTTCTATTTGCTGGCTCATACTGGTACAAACTCCTGATTTTCAGGGTAGCGAGTACCTTCCAAAGCAATTTGGTCAGACAACATAGATTTGTATAACAAATACGCTTCAGATGAAGATAGACCACCATCTTCACCACGCTCAACCAATGCCCTTGCATAAGCATTCTGAGCCACTAAAACATCACTCACCAGTACAACTGTTGAAGCAGATGTTAGTGTTGCTTGTGGAACTGTCAAAGCAAACTTGATTGTGTATGCACCATCAGGGATTGGATAAAGATTTACCTTGGTGTCGTATGAGGCATCAACCCCATCAAAAGCAAATTCAGTAGGGATTGAGTTGACCAATGGCGTAAAGTTCAGCTTGCGGTTCATGTCCACAAAGCTGATGTTTATAAGGCCAACATTGCTTGTGGTGTTGATTACATCCATTACTTGAAACTTCTGACCAGCACCCGTCAAAGAATAAGCTGGTGTAGATGCCGCAGTAGTGACTGTGATGGTTTGACCCAATACGTTCCACGAAAAGGCATCTTCAATCTGACGCTTTGCATCATTGACAAACTTGCCAATCAGGGTTGAATAAGATGTTTCAGTTGTTGTAGAGACAGTTGTCTCACGCAACCTTACGAGTACATCATTGATTAATTCAAGGTAGGTCATATTC